TTGATTTGTAATCGACTTGTAATGACTGCCCCTGTAGCTCTTGAGGCGGTGGCGGTAGCATGTTTGCTTCTAAAAGCTTGCTAAACGTGATCTCGATCAACGGACCGCACAGTTCATGAGTCAGCCGCTCAACCACAGGACCGAGCATCAGCATCTTTTCTTGTTGCCGCATCATGACCTCCGTTGCCGTCATTTGCCCGGCATTAAACTGAGCTAGCATCATAAAAAGATCTTTAAATAGAGCTGAGTTAATGCGTTGACTGATCTCCTGCTTGACTTCTTGCCAGCCTTTAGGGTCAATACGCATGTCATACGCAGTCTTTAAAATCTCGCCTTGCTGCATCATTTGCGATCCGTAAAAGCTGATCCCACCCGGCTTAAGATTATTCAGACGATTTTTAAGGCTTTCATGTGCCATAAGCGGCGGTCTAGCGAGATAATCAAACGCATTACCTAGGTTGTACTCATAGTTTTGCAGTGCTTTACTGTCGCCCAGCGCATCCATCGCCGGAGAGCGTCCGTAGATGTCCCGACCGATCACCTCCCAGCGTGGCGCGACAACAGGAAAAGTTTTAAAGCCCTCCTCACGCAATGGTGTCTCAGACTGTAATCCCCATGCCCAATAAACACCTCTAAACGGCATATTGAGATTATCGCGTTTAGTGATGTCACGATCAGCGCGCGGCTCGATTACATGACCAATATCAATCCATGTATCTAATGATTTATTTTTAAAAAGATTTTGAGTGCTGGTACTGCAAGCCTCCAAGCCAAACTCTTTGACGACTTGCGACACTTGCATTTGATAATGACGATAGAGCGTGCAAACTTGACCCTCCCAGTCTGTCGCTAACTGATATTCACCGGCGGTAAAATTGTAGACATTGATAACATTTTTAAAATTGTCGGTAATCAACGCGCAAGACGTGCCAAAGCCTGCTAACTCAAGATAATTAGCATGTAACTGATTGTATAGATTGCTTTTACTAAAAATGCTCTCGATCATGAGCGTGACTTGAGACAACCAAATTTTGATTGGCTGATAATCGGCTAAGTCTTTATTGGGTAACGATAAACTAAACCAAGGGCGGCTTGGCGGTGTCATGCCGCTTAACATGCCAGCGGCAAGACTTTTAATCGCTAATGTAGGCGTGTTGTTATAAATCCGGTGTGTTTTGTTCTGCCCTTTGTTGCGATCACTCGCAAAATACCGCATGTTGTACGGTATCATAAACTGAGATATATCAAAGTATTGCGCTAGCCATGTCGCTTGCTCGCTCTTTAAAGCAGTCGCCCTGCGCTCTAAATCACCAATATCAATCACGCGCCCAACACCGATTTTGAGCCAAGCTTAGTAGAGCCTAACGGGTCGCCTAATCCGCCATTTAATAACGTCGATCCAAATTGCTGTTGACCTTGCGCCACTGTTGTTGAGCGCACAGCCGCAGCTGTAGGACTAACCGCCATTTGTGGAGGCGGAGCAATAGCAGGAGGTGGTGGAGCAGACGGGACTAAACACATGCAAAATCACTCGCTATATATAGTATAAAAACGAGCGTAAATCATACTAATCAATACTAAGTGCAACTAATCGCAACAAGATTAAAAATATTTTAATCTAAGTGTTGACATTGCGAACAGAGTGCGTATAATATACATCAACAAAGCAGAAATGGCTTTGTTAAAGGCCAGAAAGGCCAAGCGGAACGGGCCGCGTAACCCGTTTTTGGTGTGCAATTTTTGCACGGGGGAATGTTATGAACAACGTATCTAAATATCTAATCATGGCCCACAGCCGTGGTTTTTCAGGATGCACCGTAAAAGGTGCTATCAAATTCTTGCGCGAACATAAACCTGCCCCCAATACAACCCCCATTTATGCAAGGGGCGTTGTGTGCGCTCGTAAAAAAATAATTAAAGAAAGTAATCCATCTTACTTTTTAAGTCAGTTAAACCCTTACCCTTATCGGGTATCTGAATCCAATTGGGCGGGTGGCGATCACCGTACTAGATGGGTTTTGTCAACAACACCCAATGCCTACGGCGGGTCTGACCGCGTTTGGAGTGCAAACGGCAAATGGAGCGGTACAGATAGTTACGCTGTGTTATCTGTCACTGCTCGCGCTATTGCCTTTTTAAAAGGCAATATGATTATTGGGGGATTAGTCACTCTAGATTTGGAGCGCGTAGCCCCACGCCAATACAGGGCGGTGTGGGCAGAACAGTCAAGGGGCGTAAGCCTTAAAACTGTCCACGGATGGATTATCAGAGGACATCATGTAACTGGTGGCACTCTGGAAGTGGCTCGTAAAAAAGCCGCTAAAGCTAGAAAATTACAATTAGAGTCTGCGATAGCACAGCGCGATCAAAGACGCTCTCACCGCGATTACAAGCGGGTTTGGATTGGAGTAGAGGACAGCCTAGCCGCTGGCAACTGCCCACAAGGTACTGCCCAAATGCAGCGGCTAATATGCCGCGCGCTGGGCGGCGATATCGGGGCTGTCAGGGCGGACGTTTTACTAAAACACCGAGACGACCATTTTACCCGCCGCGCGGTGGCTTACGCAGCAAGCCATCACTAAAACCAAGACCAAGGACGGTCATAATTTTTTTAATTTTTGGAGAGAAGATGAGCAACAGAAAAGTGTTTTACATATCTGAACGTACATGCGCTTGGATAACAGACACCACCGCCAAACCCGCCTTTGGCGAAAAAGCCCGTTGGAGCGAGGCGGTTAATGCCACGATTGAACAATACCGCTACCTACTCCGACAATCCCTACCCGATCTGGATATGGAAGAGTGGACAATAATATTAAACGTCTACTCCGCATGCCATTTTCCGGCGCATGGCATGCCGGCACGGGTAGCGTCTGATATGCTCGATAACGTTGGTGCTGAAAGCATCGACGACATCACCAATGCGGCTTACAAAGCATTGGTTAGTAGGGTCTACAGTATGACCCAGCTTGAACAACTAGCGATTTTATATTTTGTCCAAATTTTTTGGGCGAACAAATGGAACTTAGAATGGGCTAATATTGTGTCAGCTATCAAATCTAAATTTTAATCAATACCAGCAACGGCAACCACTAAACTGATTAAGAAGGGTTTAATTTAACTTTAAGAGGATTAAGAAATGGCAGACATAAGAAGTCAAGAAGTTCAAACCATTGGAGTTGGTTATGCCAACTCCCCAATTAAGCGCGCTCGCGCTACATCGTCTGACAGGATGTCAGACAAATACGCCGTGGAAGCGGCAAGCAAAGCGATTGCGGCTGAAAAAGTCGCGCGCGCTGCTGCTCAAGAATTGCCCGTTTGGGTGATTAGAGCGCGTGATGCAATTACATACGCACAGAAATCGGGTAAACCAGAGTTAACCATCCGCCCCAATCAAGATGGTTGGGTTTATTTTTACGACGCTATGGGCTGCAGAATCCCCCTATGCAAAAAGGGGGTTTTTGTTGCGGCAATGGATATGCCGTTAGTATTTTTTTTAACAACAAATGGATTTGGAGGAGAAGCATGAAAAATTTTGCTTTCATCAGCCGTCATGAGCCAACGGCTGAACAACACGCCCTTGCCGACGGCATGGGTATATCTTTACACAGCATTGGCGATGCTGATGCTTTCACAGTAACCCCTGCATTTGTCGATCAGGAGGGGGCGTTTGAAGGGGTTATTGTAGTTCACCCCGCCGCCGCAATGCAGTTGTGCGGAAGGTTTTTGGTTGGCGTTTTCCGCAATGAAAACCGAGCGCCTGTTGGAGCGCCCCCGCAATTCTTGGCGACTGAACTGGTCGTGTGGGATATGCGGAATTGATCAATACCCGCACTGGTTTACTGGTGCTGTTTTTTTTAGCTTTTTTTGGGGGTTTCATGAAATGTAGAACATATTGTTGGGGTTATTGAGGTGATCAAACCAACCCCACAAGAAATCAAACAAGCCCGCATGGACGCTGGTTTAACTCAATCCGCCGCTGCCGCACTAATGTATCAGACAACAAGAGCATGGCAGCAGTACGAGGCTGGTGACAGGGAAATTAGCCTGTCCGCATGGGAATTGTTTTTAATCAAAACCTCGACCGATGCCCAAGCACTACACGATGTACAGTCGTGTAATGGCACTCAAATTTAACCGCAATCTGTCTGAGTGTTAACCCATAACCGTTGTTATACAGCTCTTTGATCTGCTCAACATCACGATCAGAGAGCTTATTAGCATGATGCTGAGAACCGCGTTTAATATAATCACGCATTACCAAATACCCTTTTCGCCAAACGGACTTGGAGCGTAATTATCACCACGCCCACCTAATGACCTGACGCCTTGTTTAATCACAGGATAAGCAAAGGTAAGAGCTAGGGCATCCGCTTTGTCAGGACTGCGCCCAATAGCTTCTTTTATCTCATCCTTACTTGCAAGGCGGAACTTATCACCCTGAAAGCTGTATTCAGTGGCTTCTAACTCGTGCTTTAACTCAGGATCATCAGGCAAACAGCCGCCCGATTTAACCCATTTTGCTAGCTCAAAATACATCTCAGCGCGCTTATTAAAGTAACGTGGGTCAAGTGCTTTACCGTTAAACATAACGCCTACGCAATCACGATTTAAAACCCTCAGCCCATCAATTACACCCGCACCATAACCGCCGGTTTCGTCGATAAACACACCGTCTGGTTTGTGCGTGTCCATTTCCTGCGCCACCTGTCCGGCAACTAACTGCGTATCTGGTATCCGTAACATCCGCAATTGATGAGCTACTAAACCGTTACGTCTAGCGATACAAGAGCTATCATCGCCTTGTCTTGCGACATCTACACCAAGAATAACCGCCGCGTGATTTTGAGATCCGAACGGTACAGTACGTTTCATTGCTGCGTCGATGTCCTCAGGTCCAAGAATCGCGTTAAAGCTACTGTTAGGAAACTGTCCTCGAACCCGTACCCTGAAAAAATCACTATCCTCGCCGTAGTCGTCTGCCCATTCTTTGATCTTGGTCTTATTCGTTCCGGGCACAGTCCGACTATCAATCTGTCTAATTTTCCAACGATGCCGGAATTTATTAAAACACTCACGAAACCGACCAATATTCCTAGTCGGGTTGCCGAACGCCAGCCAAACGATTTCCGTATCTTCATCAGTCAAAGCGCCTTCTGATACTTCCCATATCGTGTCCGGTATCGCTGACGCTTCATCAAAAATAATCAGCACACGTTTACCGGCATTATGTAACCCTGCAAATGCTTCGGTATTACGCTCAGACCACGCAATAAAATCTATCCTCCACGTCTTATCATGCCCGTCTGACGTACTAATAAGCGCGGTTGCAGTCATCGTAAACCAATGCTTATAACGCCATTTGCCATGCCACTTAGCTACTTCAGCAACCGTCTTAGTTTTCAACTGATTTTCAGTGTTAGCCGTTACTACCCCTTTAGTATCTGATTGCGTACAAATACCCCAAAGGATAATCCACGCGACCAAACAAGATTTACCGATACCATGACCCGACGCTACCGCTATCTGTATCGCCTCCTGAGTCGTAATTAACCCAGCTTTTAACTGATTACCGATGTCTAACAAAACCTCTTCCTGCCAATCGTAAGGATGCACACCCTCCCAGCTAAACAGCACAAAGGCTAACGGGTCATGTCTAAAACTATGAGCAAATTCAACCAGCTTTTTTTCTAGCATATTCAGCCGCCTGTTTTGCTAATTTCTCCAGCTCTGACATCTCGCCAGCAACATCAAACTGATGGATATGACGTTCAACCAGCATACCTAAATGCCGTGCGGCTAAATCTAACTGTCTCCCCTTATCCCAAAACTTAATTTCTTTGACATCCCCAGCATCAGTCACTTTGATAGACGACACACAAGCCGCCACGTCATCTGGTAACTTATCAACCGTTAATAGCTTGCCGTTTTTATCAAAAGCCTTGCGTGGGTCGTTAAAAGCGATTCTAGCCACTTCCAGCAACACGCGATCTTGATCTACATGAGTACGTTTTGACCGCTCTAACCTAGCCTGTTCAATCGCTGCATGAATTTCAGGTCGCATCATTAATCTTCTTGCTGTTGCTGCTTTATACCCTGATCTCTCAGCCGCTTTAAATATACTGCAATCAATGATGTACTCATCGACAAACCGCTGCATTCTGCTATTGATTGTTCTCATATCGACTCGACAAATGCTTCAAAATATTAGCGTGCAAAGCGTTCTGATATTTCAATACATCAATGCTTTTTT